CAAAAGGAACTCCTATACATATACGTGGTGCATTACTCTATAACCATTATGTTAAGCAGAAAAAATTAGATAATAAATATTCTGCTATCGGTAATGGTGAGAAGGTGAAGTTTCTATATTTAAAGAAACCAAACATTATTCAAGAGAATGTTATCTCATTTATTCAAGACTTTCCTCACGAACTTGGTCTTGACAGATACATTGATTATGACTTACAATTTGACAAGAGTTTCGTGGAACCACTAAGAACCATATTGGATGCAATTGGTTGGAATGTGGAAAAAACTGTAAACCTAGAACTATTTTTCTCCTAATGGAATTACCTATCGATCAGAAAGATTTGAAAACAATTGTAAATGCTCTTGCATTAGGTGGTGATACTAGACTTTATCATCTTCTAAGAGGACATATTGTTACTGAAGAATTTCAAATGGATGGTAATGTAATATCAGGAGAATTTAAACCAGATGGTACTCGATTCTTTTCAGAGTCTGATGACTATCAATGCAAACAAGGAACATGTGACATTTAAACTATGGATTTTTTGAAAGAAATTGTAAAAGAGATAGGTGACGAATACACCCAAGTCGCAGCAGACATCCAAGAAAACGAACGATTCATCGACACAGGTTCATACATCTTTAATGGATTGGTGTCGGGTTCCATTTTTGGTGGTGTATCTAGCAATCGCATTACTGCCATCGCTGGTGAAAGCAGTACTGGTAAAACGTATTTTTCCCTTGCTGTTGTTAAGAACTTCTTGGATAGTAATCCTGATGGGTATTGCCTCTATTTTGATACTGAAGCAGCAGTCAATAAAGGATTACTTGAGTCTCGTGGGATTGATATGAACCGTCTTGTGGTGGTAAATGTTGTCACCATTGAAGAGTTTAGAAGTAAGGCACTTCGTGCTGTAGATATATACTTAAAAACACCTGAAGAAGAACGCAAACCTTGCATGTTTGTGTTAGACTCTTTAGGTATGCTTTCCACAGAAAAGGAAATTACAGATGCCCTGAATGATAAACAAGTTCGGGACATGACTAAATCTCAATTAGTCAAAGGTGCATTTAGAATGTTAACTTTGAAGTTGGGTCAAGCAAACATTCCACTTATAGTCACAAATCACACCTACGATGTCATTGGTTCCTATGTCCCTACTAAAGAAATGGGAGGAGGCTCTGGTCTCAAATATGCCGCAAGTACGATCATTTATCTTTCAAAGAAAAAGGAAAAGGATAAGACGGAAGTTGTTGGTAACATTATTAAAGCTAAGACGGCAAAGTCAAGACTCTCTAAAGAAAATAAGCAAGTAGAGATACGTCTCTACTATGATGAACGAGGACTCGATAGATACTACGGTCTCCTAGAATTAGGAGAACTTGGTGGCATGTGGAAAAATGTTGCTGGTAGATATGAGATGAATGGTAAGAAGATATATGCGAAGGAAATATTAAAGAATCCCACAGAATACTTTACTGATGATATAATGAAACAGCTTGATGCTGTTGCGAATCAACAATTCTCTTATGGAACGAATTGAGACTACCATTCTCAGAAATTTAATTTATAATGAAGAGTATTCTAGAAAGGTTATACCTTTTATCAAACCAGAATACTTTGAACAAAGAACTGAAAAGGTAATCTTTGAAGAGGTAACTCAATTCATTGTAAAGTATGGTTCTTCAATTACGATTGAAGCACTTAATATTGAGACAGAAAATAGAACAGACTTAACAGAGTCTGAGATTGCAGAAGTCAGAGATATTAATAATTCTCTGAATAATTCTCCTGTAGAGAATCAGTGGTTAATAGATACTACTGAAAAGTGGTGTAGGGATAGAGCAATCTATCTTGCACTTATGGAATCTATTGCATTAGCAGATGGACAGGATGAAACTAAAGGAAGGGATGCTATTCCTACTATTCTTTCAGATGCACTAGCAGTATCATTTGATAATCATATAGGACATGATTACTTACAAGACTACGAAGACAGATACGAATCATATCATCGAAAAGAGGATAAGATCCCATTCGACTTGGAATTCTTCGACAAGATTACAAAGGGCGGGCTTCCAAATAAAACACTCAATATTGCTCTCGCTGGCACTGGTGTTGGTAAGTCTTTGTTTATGTGTCATGTCGCAAGCAGTGTGTTACTCCAAGGCAAGAACGTACTATACATCACGCTTGAGATGGCTGAGGAGAAAATTGCTGAAAGAATTGATGCTAATCTTTTAAACGTTAATATACAAGATATAACAGACTTACCTAGACCAATGTTTGATTCTAAGGTAGAGTCTCTTGCTAAGAAGACACAAGGAACTTTAATTATAAAAGAATATCCTACTGCATCTGCTCACTCAGGACATTTTAAAGCATTGCTTAATGAGTTAGCATTGAAAAAGTCATTTAAACCTGATATAATATTCATAGATTATTTGAATATCTGTGCTTCATCAAGATACAGAGCAGGAAGTAATGTTAACTCCTACTCATTCATCAAAGCAATCGCAGAAGAATTACGGGGTCTCGCAGTTGAGACGAACCTTCCGATTGTATCTGCCACTCAAACTACTCGTAGCGGTTTTGGCAGTAGCGATGTGGACCTTACTGACACCTCTGAGTCTTTTGGACTCCCTGCTACTGCTGACCTTATGTTTGCCCTTATTTCTACAGAAGAGTTGGAAGGGTTAAATCAAATAATGGTAAAGCAATTGAAGAATAGGTATAATGATCCTACTATCTTCAAGAGATTTGTTGTGGGTATTGACAGGGCAAAGATGAGATTATATGATGTAGAGCAATCAGCACAGGATGATATTATTGATAGTGGGCAAGAGGAAGAATATGTACATGAGGAAAAGAAACCTAAGAAATCTTTTGATGGATTTAATTTTGGATGATTATTGAGCAAGATGATTTTCTAACTATTGATGAATGCAATAGTCTTATAGATTACTTGAAGAATAATTTAGTTCTTGATTTATATAAAGATTTTTGGGAAGGTAGAACACTTGAGTGTACGAATATTAATGATTCTTCTATTAGAATATTGGTAGAACAAATACATTATAGAATATCTAACCTTTGTGTTAGGACTTATAATGAGGATGTAATTTATCCAGAGTATAGTAATTTAGTTTATTGGGCACCAGGTATGGTGTTGGATGCTCATGCTGATAATTTCTTTCTTCATGATCCATCAGCTGAACATTACACATCACATAGAGATTATTCTTCTGTAATATATTTGAATGATGGTTATGTTGGTGGAGAAACTTTTTTTGTTGATAACCGAGATATAAAACCTAAAGTAGGAAAGATGATATTATTCACTTCAGGTAAGGATGATGTTCATGGAGTTAGAGAAGTTATATCAGGTGATAGATTTACAATGTCTTTGTGGTTTACAAAAAATAAAGAAAAAATTCATATAGTATAACTTGACAATTATTAAAATTCTAAGTATAATTAATAATAAAACTTTTAATGACTATCTATCCTTTTTATAGAGTCTTTACTGAAAAAGGAGAACAGTATTGTGATTGTGGATGGGAAAAACATGCACAAGAACTTGTTCTTCT